CCTGTAAAGGTCTGCCTAACCCCTATTGGCGAGTATATGACCGCCAAGAAGTTAACCCCAAAGCAGCTCTATATAGTCCTACAAGGTGTAGGGTTTAAAGGTCATGCTCTAAAGGTAGCTTGGGCCGTTGCCATGAAAGAAACTCACGGCAACCCTATTGCCCACAACTATAATCCACAAACCGGAGACAACTCTTATGGTGTCTTCCAGATTAACCTTTACGGGGCTTTAAAGGGCCGTGTGAAGGCTTTTGGCCTCAAATCCGCACAAGACCTTACCAACCCTGTAAAAAACGCCCAGATCGCCTACAGAATGAGTTCTGGAGGTAAGAACTGGTCACCTTGGCACGCTAACCCAGGTGAGCGTGACCATAAGCTAGTTCAGCAGTGGATGAAACTCTGTCCTAAAACAATCTAGGACTTTTTACCAGCTCTGCGCTTGTTCTCTTTAGCGGTATTCTTACCGTGCTTGAGTGGGCGCAGATTGCTGGCGGAATCATTATCATGATTGTTATCTTTATGGTCTACGTCAGTGCCTTTAGGTAGCTTGCCGTGCTTCTTCTCATACTTAGCCTTGGCAGCGTTTTCTGAAGTAGTATGCCACTTACCGTCTTTCTTGTAATGCTTGACAATAATTTTGCGGCCGCCATTAGCGGCAGAGCCTTTATACTCCTTGCCGCCAGCTACTTCTTTTTTCTTAGTTGCCATGTTCCCATCCCTACCACTTCTCAATGTTCCCATCCCCACCACTCCTCATCAGCAAAATCTTTACGATCTTGCATCTTTTTACTACGATTAGTCATTCCAACTAGGCCTTTGGTTTCTTTTCTTTCAGAAGTTGCGGTTTTATTTCCTTCTGAGTTTACTCCGGTGGTTATTTTATGAGTAGCAACTATATGGATAGGTTTTCCGTTTAATATAGGTACTTCCCTAGCGGCATTACCAAATCCCGCACCTCTCTGCATAGAGTGGGCATGTAGAAAACTAGGGTGTTCAATTTCCTCGTCAGTCATCAGATGAGATCTAAGTACTCTTCCTTCTAAAACGGTGTGAGTATTACCCCTATTTGAAGTACCGTCTTCTCCACCAAGAGCGTATCGTTCCGCAACATTTGGATCTATTGTCCAATGCTGCCCCAAAGTATTCATATCTATATCATCAGGGTGCGCATCATGAAACCCACGATACAAATGAACATATCTACCTAGAAGTTCTTTATGACCTTCATGAGGACCATCCCACGGCCCATCTTTTGATTCTTGCCAAGATACAGAACCTAAACCGGGATTTTCAGGCTTTATTATTTTTGGCTGCCTAACTCCAGCAGCGCCTGGGGCAGCAGCTAATTCCTTAGCTATAGGTGATACTGGGTAGTTATGCTCACCGGGTACCCAAGACATTTCATTAGACATTAGCAGCTGCAGTTCCAAGCACGGAGCGACTTGTTGATACGGCTGTTTGGATCATTAGCTGTCTTAGCAGAGGTGTTATGCTTCTTCATGCCCTGCATGCGAGCACAGAAAGACTTATGGCGCTTGTTCTTAGTATCCTTGCTAGGAGCCTTAAGATCATGGCCTTCCTTCTTAGCAGAGGCACGACCCTTAGCATTTAGACCGCCATTAGGGTTCTGACCCTCTTTGCGTGTCCAAGCAGCAGACTTGTGATGTTCTTTTTTCTTAGCAGCCATTAGTTGTCCCTACACATAGAACACATACCGTCTTCACCTTTGCTTTCGCCATGTAAAGAATTATGGAATTCTTCAAGCCTATCAACATCTTGAGAAAAGCGTTCTTGAGGATTAAATCCTGAATACGCTTCGTCTTTATGTACAAGGTCTACACCCGCACCATAATCACCAACATGGGGTACACGCATATCGCCCATTTTTGCAATGTTAGCGCCACTAATTGTTGTATGGCGGCCAAGTTTTGCTGCACGTTGTAGATCTGAAACACGGGCATCAATAGGCGCTACAGAGCTAGAGATGGCGTTGTCTGTCCCATGAGAACCCTCAACGTTAGTATCGCCAAATTCAGACCAAGCCGTATCAGTATCGGCATTATTACGGTCAAAGCTATCGTGGTAATTATCTACAAGATAGCGTTTTGGGTTTGCTTTCTTATTATCGGACATTATTTCTTCTTTTCACTCTTCTTCGTACCCTTTTTAGCACGAAGCGCAGCAAAATCTGCCGCATCGATCTTTTTCTTATCTCCAGCTGTTGCTGCAATTTTCTTCTGTTTTGCTGATAGCTTCTTCTCTGCCATTATTTGCTCTTCTTCTTTGCTCGAGCTGCAGCAATATTGTCTACAGCGTTTGGATAAGGACGACCTGCCGCTTTAGCACGGGCTCTAGCAGAGGCTTTTTGACTCTTGCTCAATTTACTGTGTTTCCCACCATCAGGATCTTTTTTATCCCAAACTGGTTTTTCTTTAGCCATTATTGTAGGTCCCTTCTATCACTCCATGAATCCTTAGAGGAATCATAGCATTTATGTCGTTGAGCTTCAGCAGCTCCTGAATTAATAGCTTGCTGTCCACCAATACGGGTAGCATGCCAACCACAAGACATACCGTCTGCACCATTACAAGTCCAAACATGCACAGCTTTACCATTAACTTGGCCTTCACGACTATAGTTGGTAAAGTTTGGCTCAGGTGGGGTTCCTGAGGATTTTGCTGGGCGCTTCTTTTTAGCCATTAGTTGTTACTTCCTGACGAGCGCCCATACTTCTGATTAGTAATCGCATGATCCCCACCTTGATCGGGTTCTTGGCCATTTGCCCACTCAGCGTATTCACTTGCGTTTAGTCGCAAGTTTTTAGGCATCCGGTTGCCTTTAGGCTGATATTCCATGAAAACCTCGGTAAGTGACATGTCTTACTTCTCAGCTTTCTTTTCCCGCACTCCACGCATAATCTTATCCGTAGGAGTCTCAAACTTTTCTGCAACAGAACGAGTATCCTCTGCAGGCTCTTCGTTAGTAGGTCGAATATTTCGTGCAGAGCCTTGAAGCCTACGAGTTTCAACACTAAGATCTCTATTTCGTAACCATTGCTGTCCTTCGGCATGGATAGAGGTGTTGTTTCTCTCCATACCGGGTAAGGCCATTTGCTCTGGCTCTGGCGCAGCAAGTTTTGTAACAGGACGTTCAGGAGCGGACTTCTTACGTCGACCTTTAGGTGTTGCTTCTACCGGCTGTTCTACAGGAGAGTTACCAGGAATCTTAACAAGCTGCTTTGAAATTGGTGATGTAGTTGGCTTAACAGTTTCTGTTCTACTTGGGGATGTAACTCTTCCTTTAGTAACTCTATATTTTCCACTAGATGGGTTGTAGGACTCTGTTCTTTCCGCAAAGTCTTGTGCAGAAGTAATAGGGCCTTCAACAATAGTGGGAGATACATCTTTATTCTCTAATGGATTTGAAGGAAGGTTAACACCAACGTTTTTAAAACCAGGGATCATTTGATCTACCATACCTGGGGTAGCAACAAGTTTAGTCTTCTTGCTTCTCTTAGACACCTTTACCCTGTGAATTTCTGGGCTGCCTTTTGTAATAGGCTCCGCCGTAGAAACTCCAGGCTCATTCTCACCAATTACGTTAGGGCGATCCCATTTAGGTTGTGGGGCAAACTGCTGTCCCTTGTTGTGATCTGTTACAGGAATAAACGCAGGATGGATATTCTGTACAAGAGCTCCACCGCCGCCTGGAACACCAACTACAGGTGGGTTTAATACACGCTTACCATTCTGTGTTTTGGTCTTCATACGATTACGCTTTTTAGCGGTAAACTCTACAGTCTTAGTAACTTCTGGAACATCTTTTCCTTGAGTTACCAGAGTAGATCCTCCTGGGTTGTATACACGACCTGTTGTACCAATAGTGTCAGGACGAATTACACGGCCACGAGAGGTAGTGGTGGCGATTGTTGGTGTAGTAGTTCCTTCTTCGTTTACTGTAAAGCCCGCCGGAGTTGTTCTTCCAGTCTTACGATACAAGCCCATAACTTTGCCTGTACGAGTCTTAATACGAGGAATAGGTTCTCCCTTTTTATTACGAGCAATACGCTTACCCTCAGACATAGGACGTGTAGCATCCTCTACAATCTTTGTTGCACGTGCTTTATGCTGTAGACGAGAATCTTCAGAAGATGATGCTGGGAATTCACTCTTAAGAGTATTGACCTCGTGCTCCCAAGCAGAACGGCTTCCAATAGGAGGGATATTGGCTTTAAGCGCCTTAACTCCTCCGCGTAGTGTTACAACATTAAACCCTACCGCTTTATCTGGATCCCAACCAAGAGTTGCATCAATTTCTGGTCGTCCTGTTTTTTGATCAGTAACCCATCGTCCTGTATTTTGATCTTTACGTACTCTTTTAGAAATACCTGCACGCCAAAAACCGTGCTTTACTCCTTCACCGCCGGCAACCCCTTCAGGCTGTACCTTAGGCATATCAGGATGGTTCTCACTTATTGCGTGGGCAACCCCAGTAGTTGGGTGTACCCAATGCGTAATACCTTCTTTTTCAAGATCAATAGGTGAGGCGTTTCTCTCACTACGATTTTGCTTAAGAAGATTGTGCATCATCTTAACTTTAGTTTGGAATCCTGCACCAGAACCTTGAGCAGAATTACGGATTTGATTTTCAGTAAGGCCGCTATGAATCATAACGTCTGCTAGACGACGATGATGGCCATTATAAATTTGATCAATAGTAGTAGGCTCATCACCTGTTGGGTCCATTTCATTTACTACTTTGCCAGTTTCTTTAGCAATACCGTAGTCACGTTTGGAAAGCTCTAGAGCAAGAGCATTTACTTTATTTTCATCACCAGGAAGGCCAGGCAACCCTTTAGCTTCACGAGACGCTCTTAGCTCTGCAACGTCAGTTTCTTTGCGTTGAGGTGCGCCTTCTGCAGCGTCAAACGTATAAACACCTGTACCGCTACCGCCACGAGCAGGCCTAGAAGATTCTCTTGCTGCCTCTGCAGGTGTAGGAGGAACAAATTTTTCTTCTTGCTTAGGACGAAGAGGATCGTTTTCAACGGTACCTTCATTTTTAGGCACTGCAGATGTAGAAACTTCTTTAATCTGTTCTTGATATTTAGCTAATTGTTCTGACCTAGCTTGTTTTTCTGCAGCGCTAGCTTCTTCACCAAGTGCGGCTACTCCACCAACTTCAGACTCTGCACGTTCTTTTTGTAGATCTTCAAAAGCAGCATTCTTTACTTTATTATCGTCTCTGTAATCAGGGCCTGTTTTAGGCGCTGTATCAGGAGCAGTACCGATAATAGGACCACGTGGTCGTCTTGGGGCTGCCGCCTTCTTACGTGGCTTTGATTTCTTAACCTCAATACCTTTTCTAATAACCTCAGTACGAGACTCTTCTTTCTTTACAGCAGTTTCTTTTTGCTTTTTTGTTGTAGCTGGTTTACGATCAGCCTTAGCAGCCTTACTTTGCTTAGCTAAGCGCTTCTTACGAGCCTTTTCTGATTCTGCCATTTTTTATCCTACAGCTTTCTGAGCGTTTGTCGCTCTTAGTTTGGTACTACTATGAGTTTGCTACTTTTGGTACCTTTGGTGTTCTTGGCTTACTAACTTTAGTAGGTGTTACTACTGGAGCACTTTCATCAGGAGTAATGCTTGCTCTTTTATTTGCATCTGCAGCATCTTCATCATTTTCTACGCTGCCACCATAACTAAATGGTTGGGCAACAGAGGCGCTAACAGGCACAATGTGCTTTTCTGTAGAGTCAGCAAAAATAGTTTTACTACGTCCCTGACCTTTACCTGTACCACGAGAACCTTTAGCTCCTGCGGGTGTAACTTTTGGAGTTTCAGATACTGAAGACTCACCTTCTCGGTGCGACCCATCTGATGTTTCAGCTTTTTGGGTTTCTCCGTTAGGCATTTCAACGCCTGAAGAATTGCCTAATTTACTTCTAATATCGTTTAGTTCTGGACGTAATGCCTGAACCTGGCCTTGAAATTCTCCGGCTTTTTGTACAAGAGGGCTGATGTCTCCTGAGTTAATGCCAGAAGTCATATCCTTCATCATCTGAAGGTTTGTTTTATGCTGATGCTCTCTATCAGCAATTTTATTAGCTGCTGCGGTGCTCTGCTGAATCTGATCTCTAACAATCCCGTGTACGGTTCTACGGGTATCACGAGCCTCTAAAATTTTTTCATTAAGTACCATGGATTGGGCGTTAACAATAGCACCAAGAAACCCTCCGTTACCGGCTAGGCTATTGCTGGCTTTTACTTGCCCCTGCTGTTGGTTATACGCCTTCATAGTTCTCCCAAATCTTCAGCTAAACTATCCAGAAGTCTAGCAATACCGCCACGTTCTGTAAGCGTTACGGCGTTTTTATTATAGTGGTGTTTGCAGAAAGCAAGCTCACCAAAGGGCAAAGAGACTACAAACGCCGCCCTAGCCGAGCAAGAATCACATTGGACCCGCTGCTGCTCCTGTTGCTGCTGCTGGGCTTGCTGCTTCTCCGCTACTTCCTGTGTCATCGCTATCCCTATCTGTTGGTGAGTCCATATAACCATCTTGGTATTCTGCTAATCCATTTCCAGATAACCCCGCATAAGACTCCCACCAATTTTCAGCTTGTGGTAGATATGGCCCTCTAATTAAGCCGGCAGTAGCAACCGCCCTATCGGTAGGGTAACGGTGCTGATGTTTCTTTGGTCTGCTCATAGGTATATTCTCTCATTAAAGCAAAAAGCCGGGAGCGTGAACTCCCGGCTCTTTTCTATCTGCTATTAAGCAAATGGTGTGATGGTGATTGCAGCGCCTGCGGCTGTTGAAGCAGTTCCAGCAGCGATGCTCTGTGTCTTGATGGTTCCAGTGGTTCCCTTGACTGTTGGGGTACCTGTTGGAGAAGCCACAGCAATAGCGGTTGTGGCGTTAGATACGAACGATACGGTGTTTGTAGCGTTTGCGGTAACAGTCCATGTGCCGTTGAGTTCTGTGGTTGTAGCATCTGCAAGACCAGCGATTGTGATCTTAGTGCCTACTGGGAAGGCTGCGCCTGCGCCAGTAGCGGTTACAGTTGCTGTTGATGATGCGGCTGTACGTGCAGCAGCTGTGATTGCGATAGCTGTGTTTGTAGCAGCGGTAGCAGTTGTTATCTTGAATTCACCAGCACCTAGATCTGCCTGAGCATTTGCAGTTGTCATTCCAAGTACGTTTGGAACAGTTACATAAGCAGTTGTTCCAACGTATGAACCATCAGAATCAGAAGCGCCAGCACCAAGCTGTGCAACGCCATACTGACCTGTAAGTGATACGCCTGAACCAGCTGAGTTAGTTACTGTGAACTGATAAGCAGTAGCTGACGCGATAGTTGCATTTGTGAGGTTAAACGCAGAGGTTGTAAGACCAGTGATGGTTACATTCTGTCCAACTAGTGAAGCTGGATTGTATCCGACTGACTGAGCTGTGTAGGTGATTGTTGTGCCGTCACCCTTAACAGCAGTAACATGGAGCTTTGCAGATCCTGCTGTGAATGATGGGAAACCTGAGTAAGCAGACTCAATGATTTCGTGGTAACCCTTTGTGTAGTCAACAGTTGCTGAAGATACAGTTGAGGTGTTTGCCCACTGAGCATTATCTGTTCCACCATAAGTAGTTGTTGCTTCTGGGATGATTGTCGCAGTTGCAGAAAGACCTGTTAGTGATGCTGGTAGGTTGCTGAACAAGCAAAATGTTGTTGTGCTTGGTACAGAGTGGATATTAGCGTTTATGAAGTTAAGAGGATTTCCAAGAGATCCTACAGCCCCAACAACAGTATCTGGGATACCGGAGATGTTTACCTGCTGACCCTGGGTGAAACCATGAGCAGCTGAAGTCGTAAATGTAACATAACCTGGGTTAGTTGAGCTATTTGCAGCAGTCACTGATGCAGTAGGTGTTACTGTACGAACGTCATTTGGTTGAATTGGGTGGTTCTTCCATACAAAATCAACTGCAACGTTTCCAGTTGATGTAGATGAAGTGACATTGTTCAACATTGCGTTAGCGTATGTTGATGAAGTCGTTGTGACAGTTGCGCTGGTGTTTCCAGTCTTTGGATTACCAGAATATACGGTCCATGACTCGAGGGTATTTCCTTCGATATTTGTTGCCATTGTGTTACCTATTCTCTAGAGAGGGTTAAAGTCCCGGTGCACATAGGGACAGGAGAAATCTTAACAAAGATTATGCTTCCTGTACGTATGTATGGATCTCCCCGCCAGAATAGATATCATGCTTAACTGCGGCCTCTATAGCCCTGCGTAGGGTTTTTTCAGCGGCTAAGGGGGAAGTTATCTTATGGTAGTTAAGAGCCTCTAAAGCACCTAAAGCTACATCTCCTCCGCTACCTGCGTAGTAAATGTTTCTAGCTTCACGGTCCCAAGAGTAATCTTCAAAGATGGGGTAGATAACGCCACGAACACATACTATTAGATTGGAGTCGTGCCATGCAGCATCGCCATCTTCTTTACCTTCATACCCAGCATCTTGAAATGCTTTACGAAGTGATGGAATAAAAGTACTCGTCATCCAACGATCTAGATTTTCATTTGCACGAGGCTTTGGGGCTTTCCAACCAAACTGTGCAATATTTCCACCGCGGGATGCTCCAGAAACAGCAATCAACACACCGTTGTTATCAACAATCTTGTGTGTTGCCAAATCCATATATCTTCCGCCCTCATCAGAGGCGCGGCTATCACAACCGATAACGGCCCAGCCGTTACCCTGTATCGCAGCAAGCGTAGTCATGAATTCCCTCTCTGAATGTAGATCTAGGATACCAGACTAATCTTCAGTACCCTGCTCAAAGCTTTGGGTATTACTCTGGGGAGGCATAGCGCCTCGTAGATTTACCCAAGGGGTGCCGATCATTCCAGGTTCCATAGTAAGGAAATCATCTGTAGAGACATAGTTACTCAGGTTGTCCCAGGTATCCTCATCTATATTTGGATACCCAATCTTAGAGCCATCACGCATGATGATCACTAGATAATTAACTTTGCGGTTATATCCCAGCTTCTGAGCTCTAGAGCGGCCTAGCCCTCTAGTAGGTGCGGGATCAACAACCTCATAGCCAACACCAAAGTCGGAATCACTATTGTCTCGGGCAGCTATCTGCTCCCTAGTAGGGATGAGCTGATCTAAACCGTCAGAGCGTGATCCTCTGCCTTTGTTATAGGCATCTTGCTCAGCAAAGATCTCATCAAGACCTCTACCTAATCCACCTTTTGGCATAAGCTAATTCTACTCCTTGCCGCCCCAACCGCCACCCTTAAAATGGGCGGGAGTTGCTTGCCAAACGCGGGACATAGTTGAGTTACACCCAGTACACATAGGAGAACCCTCTTCATGGAAGGAACGCTCAACCTCTATCTGAGAACCACAAGTATCACACTTATAATCATATCTAGGCATTAGCGGCACCTTGCACATTTTGTATCAACACGGACTTCACCGTGGCTTACCCAACTCATACTACCACAGTGGGTACAACGTACGTGAACTACGCCAACCTGCTCTTCACTACGTTCTTTCTGAGCATGGGGGGATAAAAAGACCAACCAACCCCAACTCAACAACATACCTGCTAAAACACCTAGTGTAAACATATGGCCTCCTTTTCGCGGGACTATGGTGTATTTCCTTAATCGTGCATCTGCTGATCGACAGCTTCCTGCTGCGCTATGTCAATAGTGCGCTGGATGGACTCTTTCAATCGCTCTTTATCTCTTGCATCTTCTATGGCTTGTTTAGCCTCTTCGTTATTCATATTTGTCTTTCTAAGATTAAAAAACCCCTGGCAACGTATTCGCCGTATAAACCAGGGGCCTGTTAAATATTCTACCACAAATTACTTGATCTTGATGACCTTTGGCTGCAATTCGGCGGGTAGCTCTTGTTCTAGTGTGATACGGAGTAATCCATCCTTAAGCTCTGCGCCCTTGACTACAACATACTCCGCTAATACGAAGTCTTGTTTGAAGTCACGGGTAGCGATTCCCTTATGGATAGGCTCCTGCTCAGATGCCTCTAAACGGCCTTCTACGGTCAACTGGAGCTCTTTTACTGTAATGGTAAGGTCTTCCTTACCAAAACCGGCTACAGCCAGTTCTAGGACGTATGTATCCTTGTTCTTATAGATGTTGTATGGAGGATACCCGCCAGTTTTTACCCCAGTAGAGACTTGTTTGAAGGTCTCAAGTAGTGGATCAAAGCCGATAGCCCAGCGATTGAACTGAGGAAAGAGGCTTGTGATAGTGATTTCCGGCATTTGAAGTGATTGACTTGACTTGTAAGGCTTGTCAAATGGGCTTGGATACCGGTCTGACTCCGGAAATCTTTGTGGATGCCCGCTATTTGTATATGGTGATGCCATGATTTATCTCCTTAGACGATAAATTAGTTGTATAGAGCCTCATTTTGAGCGCTCTAATAGATATTTTACCACAACCTGGTGATTTGTTACTCACTATTTGTGATTTCCCGCTAATTTTTCACTAACTATGATAAGAGTTTCCCGATTTCCCGCTAAAAAATCCTCCAACTATGACAATTGTCACATATCGGACAATTCGGACATATCGGACACCTCGCCCCAGGCCACTGTATAGCTCCTAAAACACCCAACCACTCGTGCGCCCTGGCGGACAAATGGGACAAAAGGGATTTAAGGGTCGGGGGGTGCAAAACGGACATAAAGGACAATGCGGACATAGCCGACAAAGCGGGCAAAACGGATATAAAGGACGAAATAGGACAAAGCGGGACAAAATAGGACAAAGTAATACAAAAAGGATAAATAAAATATAAGTGGATACAAAATCCAAATGTTAATAAGTGTGAGGAAGTTCACCTTTCAGGGTGGAGTCCGTTCGATTCGGGCTTCACTCACTGATGGAGCAAATCGCTCCGTCTGTACGAAAGGAAGTACAATGTCCCAACAACGCGAAACCTTAAAGCGGTTGTCATCTCTCCTTGCCCCTGGCGAGGAAGGTTACATCAACGCGATAGTTGAGTTCAGCACTGAGTATAAGGCTGACCCAACTATCCTGCCTACCGAATGGCTCGATCTATCTGCAAAGCAGACAGTTGTGCATTTCGGCGGTTATCTCGTGGCTCACAAGGGCTTCAACGCACATCAGGCATATGGCTTCCGAGATGTGATTGCCACATACTCGGATGACATTGACCTGACTGCTCCTCGTCAGGTTATCTCTGACCTTCTTAACTCTCTTGAGGCTAAGTTGTCAGAGATCAACCTCGAGGCAAGCAACAATGACCTCGAACTAGGTATTGCAGGTGAGGGTGCTACTAAGCGCCTTCGTACTGCTCTTGCCGATGTCAAGGTTGCTTCGGCGGTACATCTCACCCGCAAATCCGTCACAGAGTTGATGGCTGTGCGGGAAGAGATTGACGCTCTTCTGTCAAAGGTGGCAGTAGAGTCAACCCCAGTTAAAAATGGGGTTAAGGTGGCTTCCTAATCACCAAGTAGTCAGGGGGCGGGTTAATAGCCCGCTCCCTGCCTCTTTCTATGCTCATAGTATCTATGGGCATAGATGGGGGTACTACTCGGAGAGCAAACCAGCAATCGTATTGCTGGGAACCGAGGGTAGAGTCATACTCCTAAGGTGTAACTCCTCACACGAAATCGGTGTCCTGCTACGAATGGGCTTGGAACTCTCATCATTGGGAGTTCTGAGCCTATTCAGGCTACTACCTGCCAGTAACTCCCATCATTGAGAGTGAGACCAGGTCTACGACTACCCTACCC